GGTGGCAGCTTTACGAAAGCTAAAATATTTAAGGGATGAAATAAATGGCAGTTAATGAACAAATGGAAATGGCTTTTATGCAAGAGCAAGGTGGATTAAAAGACCAAGGTGGTAGCAAAGACCCAGTATCAGGTAATGATGTTCCTATTGGTTCACTAAAAGAAGAAGTAAGAGATGATGTACCTGCTATGTTAAGCGAAGGTGAGTTTGTATTTCCTGCCGATGTAACTCGTTACTATGGTCTTGATACGTTAATGAAGATGCGCCAGAAAGCAAAGCAAGGTTTAAAAGTAATGGAAGCTATGGGGCAGATGGGTAACTCTGAAGAAGCTACTATACCTGATGACATTCCATTTGACATGGATGACCTAGAGTTAGCAGAAGGCGGTGTAGTAGAAGCACAGCAAGGTATATATGTACCACCAAATATAAGCACTCCTACAACAGGTCAAACAAGTTATGGAACTGCACCTACATTATTTCCTATGAATCAAACATTTACGACTATGCCAGTTTAAGGGCGGTGAACCCTTGTCCGCTATACCTGAAGGATACAGACCAAGAGAACAAAGTGATGATGCTATGGGTGTACCTCAAGTTAATTATACACAAGCTACAGATACAACGCAGTCTGGTTCTAGCAGAGGTACAGCACCACAGACAATGGAACAACAGGCTGAAGCAGACAGAGCAAGAGTAAAGTCTGTGCAAGCACAAGGTGTTGACCTTGAAAAGGGTTTTATGGAAGGTAGACCTGCTAATACATTTACTATGAAACAGTATGAGGATTATCTGGGGCAGAAAAGTGCGTCATTTAAATCTAAAGAAGGTTTTGCACCTAGAACATTAGAAGCTTTACCCCTTACAGGCATGCTCACACGATTTAGTGACAGAGAGATACGATATGATGCAGGTAAAAAACTTATAGAGGGTCAGTATAGAAATAAAGATGAGTATGATACGCTTGTTAAAGTAGTACAATCTGCCCCTATTGAAAATCCTATTGGTTTAAATGTATTTGGTAAGGATAAAGATAGACATAAAAAAAGAGCAGAAGAAGCTTTAGCTAAAGGTTTTGACGATGTAAAAGCAAAAAAGTTTGAAAGAAAAGCTACAAAGTACGCAGAGCATAAAAAGAATTTAGCCGATAAGGGAGAAATAACAAAAGCAGATGGTACTGTAGTTAAGGCAGTTGGTGTAAAAGACAAAACAGGCATGAATGAAGTAGATAGAGCTAATATGCTTATAACACAAGACCCAAGCCGAAATGCTGCTATAATGTCGGGTGAAAGTAATTCTGAAAGAGAAGCAAGAGAAAGAAAAGAAGCTGATGCATTAAACAGAGCAAGACAGATGGATGCATTTGTAATACGAGAAAATGATAGAATAGCAGAGTCAGCAGCAAATGATGACACAGGAAGTACAGGACAAGCTTTCTCACAGGAAACTGGAGGACCTTCTGGTAGTGCAGATGGCACACACTGTTGCACAGCATCATACAAACAAAAGACTATGACTATATCAGAAGTAAAAGAGCTTAGACGTTGGCACAGACAACAATCACAGATATGGCAAGATGGCTATGATGTGTGGGGTAAGTATGTGGCAGATGGCTTAGTGGCTAAATCAAAATGGCAAGCATCTGTTGTGAAGTCTGTGCATCAATTAATTATAAAAAAGAAGTTGACACTAAAAGGATTGTATGGTATAATCCTTATATCTTCAGGTGTCTATCCTATAGGATTATTTAAAAGGGTAATGAGATATGGAAGAATTTTTCAATCAACTTAGAGAACGATATTTAGCTTTACCTGATGAGGAGAAAGATGTAATACGTTCTTTAATGGGTACAGAGCAAGGTAGAGTATTAGGTAAGATATTAGGTCCTGAAATAGCAAGCCAAATAAACTTACGTAAACCTGCCCAACCTGTACAACAAAGGCGCGGACTTGGTATGCGCTAATCTGTCAGTCACTAGCTACTCATCCCCCAACTGGCTACGATGACCCTAGAAGGAGAACTCAATGAACGAGACAGTAATGGCTGAAGAGCCAAAACAACAAAAAAAAGCAGCATTCGTTAGTAGGAAATACAATAACGATGAAAAGCGAAAACTCGATGAACAAGAACTTGAAGAGCTACTCAAAGCTCAACAAGGAGAGTCTGTCGAGGAAGAGTCTAAAGTGGAGGAGGAACAAGAACCTACTTCTGCTGAAGAGAAAACATTTAAGAAGAGATACTCTGACTTACGGAGACATCAGCAAAAACAAGCTGACGAATTAAAGTCTAAGATAACTGACCTTGAAAGGCAGTTGACTGAAGCTGCACGTAAGGAAATGAAGCTACCTAAATCTGAAGAGGAGATAGAAGCTTGGACTAAGGAGTATCCCGATGTAGCAGGTATAGTTGAAACTATAGCTACTAAAAAAGCACAGGAGCAGTCAGTGGCTCTTGAAGAGCGTATAAAAGCCATTGACGAAATGCACGTATCTGCATCAAAAGAAAAAGCTGAAGTCGAACTGTTAAAGTTACATCCAGACTTTAGTGATATACGAGAGAGTGATTCGTTTCACGAGTGGGCTGAACAACAGCCTAAGTGGGTACAGGATGCACTCTATGATAACGAAACAGATGCGAGGTCTGCAGCTAGAGCCATAGATTTGTATAAAGCGGATATGAAAATGTCTGCACCAAAGTCTAAGGACAAAGATGCAGCAAAGTCTGTGTCTGTTAAAAATGCTCGTAGCAAACCTCAAGAAGACGCAACAGCTTCTTATCTAAAAGAATCTGATGTACAAAAAATGTCTTCAAAGGAATACGAAAAGAAGTCAGACGAGATTATGGAAGCCATAAGGTCTGGCAAATTTATTTACGATGTATCGGGTTCTGCTCGATAATGTAAAAAAAGTGTTGACAAATAGTTATTTATAAGTATAACTATATGCAACTGTGTGAAGTATATCACACTATTAAACAGTCAGTCTTGCGGATTACCTGACAAGCGTAGCCCATTAATGTATAAGTAGCGCAACTTAAATGTTAATGCACCTGTGCAAATCAGCCCCTTACTAGTCTGGTGAGTTTACATCTGTTAAATGCTAAAGGAGGTAATCATGGCATTCACGTCTGCTGCCGGTCACGGCAACCTCCCTAATGGTAATTTTTCACCTATCATTTATTCCAAACAGGTACAACTTGCTTTTCGTAAGTCATCTGTTGTGGAACAAGTTACAAACTCCGATTATTTCGGGGAGATTGCTAACATGGGCGATAGTGTGAAAATCATTAAGGAGCCGGAAATAACAGTCAAGGCTTATGCTAGAGGTACAACTATTACACCTCAAGACCTTGACGATGAGGACTTTAGCCTTACAATCGACAAAGCTAACTACTTTGCGTTTAAGGTTGATGATATTGAGGAAGCACATTCACACGTTAACTTTCAATCGTTAGCGAGTGATAGAGCTGCCTATCGACTATCTGACCAGTATGACCAAGACGTTCTTGGTTATTTATGTGGGTTTAAACAGTCTGCACTACACGGTGCTGCTGATACTGCAAACACCACAGTAAATGGTTCTAAATCTGTATCAACTGCAGGCTCAGATGAACTTTTAACTTCTATGAAGTTAGATGCTTCTGACTTTACTGATGGTTCAGGTTCAGCAGGTTCAGCCAGTAACTCCATTGGGCTTCAGCCCAGAGGACCGGGTGCAACCGACTTAACACCTGCTGCAGGTACAACTTTTCCATTAACAGTCATTGCTAGAATGGCTAGACTACTTGACCAACAAAATGTTGATTCACAGGGTCGATGGTTAGTTGTAGACCCAGTGTTCATGGAAGTATTGAAGGACGAGGATTCTCGCCTATTCAATCAGGACTTTGGACAGTCAGGTGGAATTAGGAGTGGTGAAGTTATTGGTAATCTACATGGATTCCGTGTATTTTCTTCTAACAACCTACCTTCCATCGGAACAGGCCCCGGCACTACTGGTGGTACTAACTCTTCCAACTTTGGAATAATTGTTGCAGGACACGACTCCGCAGTCGCTACTGCTGAACAAATCAACAAAACTGAAACTTACCGAGACCCAGACTCATTTGCTGATATCGTAAGGGGTATGCACCTTTACGGTAGAAAAATATTGAGACCTGAAGCTCTCGTTAATGCTCGGTACAACTTAGTATAAGGGAGGACATTATGGCTACAATTACTGCTACTCTAGCAAATACGCATGGTTCTTCCGCACGAGGTAGGCAACCTTACTACGTGCAACAAATAGTTGACTTAACAGCTAACAGCATTAATCCTAACGGTGATGTGGTACAGTGTCTTACTATACCTGCAAACACCAAAATTCTTGCTGCAGGTTTTCAGGTAACTAAAAGTGCAACACAAAACTCAGGAACAGACGCAACAGCTACATTAGGTACTGATGCTGACCCAAATGAGTATGTAACTGCATTCGACATTGATGGTGCATCTGATGGAGCTTATGCTCCTAGTGTTACTGTCTCTGCTGATTTAGTTATCACATCAGCTAATACTTTGGACTTAACACTCGCAGGTGGAGGAGCTTCCTTCACAGCAGGTGAAATCAGAGTGTACGCTATGCTAATGGACGTTAGTGACATCGGTGAGATGGAAGCTAATGAAGTTGACAGGGATACCCTTGCTTAAATAGTCTGAGTGGGGCAGGGAAACTTGCCCCATTCTTTTTTAGGAATTTATAATGGCAACATTTTTAGCATTAACAAATAGTGTGTTAGCAAGATTAAATGAAGTACAACTTACTTCTTCTAATTTTTCTGCAGCTAGAGGTATACAAACACAAGCTCAAAATGCTGTCAATGAGTCTATACGATATATTAATCAAAGAGAGTTTAATTATCCATTTAATCACTCAACCAAAACAGAAACACTTGCACCGGGTTCAGTTAGATATGCTATACCTACAGATGCAAAGACAGTAGATTACAATACATTTAGAATAGTCAAAGACCAAGACTTAGCTACTGCAGGTAATGCTTTAAGTATACTGCAGTACAATGAATATGTAGATAAGTTCATTGACCAAGAAGATGAGATAGTAACAACAACACTAGCAGAAGCATTAGATGCTAGTGAAACAGAAATAGACCTTACAAGTTCCACAGGGTTTGACTCTGCAGGAACTATTTTTATAGAAAATGAACAAATAACATATACAGGTATAAGTACAAATACTTTAACTGGTTGTACACGAGGAGCAAACAGCACAACTGCAGCAACTCATAGTGATGGTACACAGGTATCTCAGTTTGACAGTGGAGGTATACCCACACATGTAGTGCGAACATTAGATAATAACTATTTATTATATCCTTTTCCTGATAAAACATATGCTTTAAAGTA